GCCGCGGCGCTCGCCTGCAGCGGGCCGAGATCGGCGGCCAGCTCAACATGGCGAAGGTCGTTCCGGGTAAGGAGGAGTTCCACGAGATGCTGCGCTGTATCCGCTGCGGCGCGTGTAATTGCTATAATCGAAGCTTGGATCGTTGCGCAGCTGCGTCTGTCTTTTTGTGCGCTCGAAGTCGTTTGAGATGTTACGCGTTGCATCATTTACAGCAATCGTGCGAGCAGTCCGCGCATCGTAATCCGCGGTGCGCTCCTTCAGGCCAAAGCCCATCTGCAAGTCATCAAGTAAACCCATATCTCATCCTACGACTGTATCTTCTTTTCCCACTCATAACACTTTACCTGCATAATGTTGTACGTCGGATAGCGTGCCTGTAGCGATATGACGCCGTTCTGCATGAAATCCGCGATGCACTCGTTCTCGCTCTGGAAGGATGGCCCGCCAACAGCAAAACAGTAGTTTTGCGCGCATAAGAGAACAAACGCCGTAAACATTACATCACTTCTTCGCCTTCTTCTTCGGTTTCTTAGCGGTCTTGGCCGCTGCTTTAAACGCTTTCGCGGTCGGAGCGCCCTTCGAGCCGGCCTTGCGCATCTTTTCGCCAGATCCCGCCGCAATACGCTTACGCTTAGCGTGAATGTTCGCATAGAGCCCCTTCTTAGGCATGTTGATCTCCTTTAACGCGTTATCCACATAATACAGCATTTTCGCTACTACGGAACCCCGCGCGTGGGAGGCCGCGCGGGGGAGCCGGTAGCTCTTGCGGTGTGGAAGGAAAACCGCATGCGCATAATATGCCTGAAAATAGTGCTTGTGTCTATGTTAGCAATTTGTTAACATAGGGTATAAACCGAATCAAAACGCGGTAGCGCGGCAATCCCGCCGCAGTAGCGTAGCCGGACTGGGAGGTCACATGGCACATTCACTTTCTTTTCTTCTTTCTTCTGAAGCAGCTACTGCGCGTATGGCAGAGCGCAAGCCATCTTATGTCTGCCACATGGAAGTGGACACAATGTCCGACGCTTGTATGGTTGAGCTAGACGCGAATAGCCGCGATCATGCGCACACTCTTGCGCAGAGCTGGTTGACTAACGGACGCGCAATCAGCGCAGGCATCCGTAGAGTTCGTGCTGACGGTACACTTGTCGCGGCAGACATTCTTGATCTGTCTGACTTTGAGGATGATCTTGCTGAGGAAACTCAGTCTAATCTAAACAAACTCATGTCACACTACGGTCTAGTGGTATGACCTTCTTCTACGCGCTCATCATCGAATACGCTTTGCAGGGGCACACCCTGCAAGCACGCATGTACTTCGACAGCTCAGAGGCGTGTTCCGACGCTCTGAGGGCTGCGGAGAGGCTGTCAGACGCAATGCCGGCGGACTTGTTCTGCGAGAACACCGGCAAGCTGTCAGCATCAATCCGGCCAAAGCTACGGCCAGAAAACTTGGGAGAGTAAAATGGGGCTCAAGGATAACCGGACGGTCGTTTACAAGCACTATTGCAAGGAAAATTTAATCTACGTCGGCATATCCAACAGGCCCGCACATAGAACGCGACAGCATATGCGTGACAAAGACTGGATGCCAGACACAGATAAAATCGAATTAGAGTGGTTTAATAACAGAAGAAATGCTGAAATAAGGGAAAAGCAGTTAATTTCTGAACTAAGACCGCCAGAGAATATTCAGCACAATGTTGGTCGTAATGGCTTCAACTATAAAAAATCAATAAAAGTTTTAGAGTCAATTCTATACGAGATGGCTAGGGTGAAAGACCCAAGTTGGCTAGATGTTGACGTTGCGAAAGCTGCTAAAGATGCACGGATTCCTAAATCAGTCTTTGACCGCATAAGTTTTGAAGAAGATGGCATGATAAAGGCTAAAATGTCAGACTTTGCACAAGCTCTTGAAAAAGAAATTATAGATAAAGGCTATGGACATAAAATAAAAAAACCGACTAAGATTTGTAAAGCTGAATGGTATCTTGGGGTTCTTATTCGTGGGTGTAGCGATCAAGAGTGCCAACACTTTGAGTGGGAAAACTAACACCTTGGGCGCCTTATCAGCGCCCACCGTAAGCCATGAGTGCGGGGGCGGGTTTTTACCTCATTATTTTTACCGCCAAACCATGGCAGCGTGAGCCGGTGCGACATTCACCAGTGATCACGCATAGAGGGGCGATTGGTTCACGCCCCTCTTTTTACGTCTAAACAACACCCCTAATACTACGCTTCAACGGCTTGCTCCAGCTACCCGCAGACGCGCGACCAAACGCCATCGTCGTATGGTCGTTCGCCAGCGATAAGCACACAGCATCCGCGCGGTCAGGCGAATTAACGCCGCGCTTCTTCATCGCCTCCTTCGATTCAACTTGCATCTTGCCCGAGCTGGTAAAGTGATACCGTGGCGCCGCTAAATCCGCATACAACGCGTCATCGCGGGGCAGCTTAACGTCAAGCCCCTCGAGCCACGCTTTCGCCTTAAACCACAGCTCAGCGCGCAAGTTGATGTACGTGTCCTTCTGCGACGACCTCTCCGCGACGTTCAAGCCACGCGCCGGAAGCTCAAGCTCCCGCAAGCGATCGAGCACGCCAGCGCCAAAGCCATTGCTGTCAACAATGATCTCGATCGGACGCTTGGACGGCGGCAGCGCATCGTATTCCGCCTTAACGGCGCCAGTAAGCTGCATCAGGTCGAGGTTACGCCAGACCGTCAGAGGATGGATCACCGGCCCCTGACGCTTGCACAGCACAGACGAGTCATTTCCTTGCCGTGCAACGTCCAAACCCCAAATGGCAGGCGTGTCATCGTCAATCCGTATCTCGTTGTTCATCGCGTGCTCGATCAACGAAACCGGAATAACCGTGTCCTCCTCACTCGGGGGAAAGTTGCCAAGTACACGCACATGATACGCGGGGCTGTCCTCGCCGTAGCGCTTCTTCATGTCATCAACGAAGTCATCGCTCACGCGCGGGCTACTGACGCATGAAACGTGCATCGTGTACCAGTCGTCGCGCAGCCGATTGTGCGTGTCGTAAAAGAAGCCCGTGTTCCGCGTCGGGTTGCCCGTGAGCACCGTCGTCGCGTTGTGGCCGGACATCGACCCAGACGCGGCCTCGAAGACCGCGTTGGGAACGCCAGACGCCTCGTCGGCAATCAGGAGCACGTTCTGGCTGTGAACACCAGCCAACGCCTCCGGCTGCTCCGCGCGCGACGTCCTGCACGAAATAAACGTGCTCTCGGGCTGGCTCTTAAGCTCAATACGATCAGACTTGATTTCGAGGAGGTCGTTAAACGGCGGCTTCAGGCGCTTGGCAACGTTCTTCATCTCCGCGAAGCAGGCGTCGAAAAGCTGGCTGCTGGTGGGCGCCGTGACAACCGTCTTGCTCGGGATGCGCATAAGCACATGCCACACAGCCGCCATCGCGACGGCCGTCGACTTCCCAACGCCGTGGCCAGAGCGAACGGATATGCGTCGCTCCGCAGGGGCGGCGATGGCGTCTAAAAGCTCCGTCTGCCACTCGTCAGGCTCGATGCCGATGACCTCGCGGGCAAAGGCAACGGGATCATCGCGGTAGCGACGCATTAACGTAATGAACGGGTTTTCGTGGGATTTTTTTTGCGGGGTCATGTTAACACCTGTTTACGGGGTACGGGGGTGGGGGTGCGTGGGGACGTCCTTTGCATTTGCACCCGCCCGCCGAATCGAAGGGGGGGTCATTTGCGCTGAGTGCATAGGTCACTCCGATAATGTCCATTATGTTAAATTCCACTTCTTGCATACGACATATAAATAAGGGGTTTGCGCGATGCAACGCGCCAGCGAGCCATGCAAATAACGCAATGGCACAAGATGTAGTGTCAAGAAGTTGTAATTGAACGCTCGTTCTGTTATTCGCGCGCACGCGTGTGCGACTGTGAGCCAATGTGCGATTTCGCCGCTCACACGTCGTCATCGTCCACCTCTACCACGTCGCCCTCAATCACGTCGCCAAGTAACGCCGCAGCCTGCGCGTGTAAGTCATTCACGCTGATGTTGATTGCGACGTCACGTTGTCTCGTGTCGTACTGCGCGTTCAGCTTGGACGCCATCCACTTGTCCGTATCCACTTGCAGGCGCGCTACGTTGACCATCGACGGATCAGTGTTCTGCGCCGTATCGACTGCACGCTCAGCGTAATAGTGTCCAGCCTCTAGCTG